TGGGGCCGGAAACGGTACGCGGGTGTGAATCTCTTACCATCTATCCCCCCACATTTTTATATTTTCAAATCTCCCCGTAATAAACATCATATAGTACCACACTTTACATCACACCAAAAAGGTGACAAGAAAGGACGAACCCAACCCACCAAACTGGAGCGCAGACCCATTGAGCACCGGCAAGAGAAAGAAGCCCACCCGCAAGGGTGTAGGCTCTCCGTATTCACCGGAGGTGATTGATGAGTTTCTGGCTCGCCTGGTGGAGGGCGGCTCTATTGGTTCTGTTTGTAGAGACCCCGAGATGCCATCCACCCAGGCGGTGGCGTACTGGTTGCAGCACAACCCGGTTTTCCGCGAGAAGTACGAAGCGGCTCGGGTCGTCCAGGCTGACATCTTGTTCGACAACCTCCTGGACATCGCGGACGACTCGTCGGAGGACTGGACGACGAATGAGGACGGTGAGAAGCGACTGAACGGTGAGGCCGTGGCGCGCTCACGTCTCAGGATTGATGCGCGTAAGTGGATACTGTCGAAGCTCATCCCCAAGAAGTACGGGGATAAGATCGAGGTCAACCACACGCACAAGGTCTCGCTCTCTGATGCGATAGCGGAGGCCAAGGCCCGTGCGTTGACACCGACCCGTGTGGACCACGAGGCGGTTGACGCGGACTTCACCGTCACGTCATCCGACCCGCTCCCCCTGGCCGACACGGGCTACCCGCCGCCGCCGCCCAGGATCGGGGAGCACGTCGCGGACTACGAAGCGATGGTTGCCGAGGAGGAGGCCAAGGTTTTGGCCAGCAACCACAGCCCGTTCAAGCTAGTAAAGGGTAAGCAGAAAACCTTGGATGGTGCGCCGCTCTACAAGGAGCCTAAACCTGAACCCAAGCGACGTCTGACGCGCACTGAGTTGCGGGCGCTGTGGAACACGCGCGAGGAGAAGCCCTGATGGTAGCGCGTGAGTCCAAGTACAACCCGCAGGACGAGCAGGCCCTCTTCACTGAGATACTCGACCCGGCCCTGGCGGATGATCTGCTGGGGTTCGTGATGTTCGCGTACCCTTGGGGGAAGGCAGGGTCGCCGCTAGAGCACTTCGAGGGTCCGCGTGCGTGGCAGCGTGAGTGCCTGCACGAGATCGGTGAGCACGTCAAACTTCAGCGCGCTGCCATGGCCGCTAAGGACATGCCCTCCATGTGGCGGGAGGCGACAGCGTCGGGCCGTGGCATTGGGAAGTCGGCGCTGGTGTCGTGGCTAACGCACTGGATGATGAGCACCCGGCTGGGATCAACGACCATCATTGCTGCGAATACAGAGGGGCAGTTGAAGACGCGGACGTTCGCCGAGGTGAAGAAGTGGCAGACGCTGGCGATCAACGGCCACTGGTTCGACAGCACGGTCCTTTCAGTTTTTCCTGACAAGTGGTTCGAGGAGCTCCTAAAAGATCAACTCCAGATCGACACAGGCTACTATTATGCGCAGGGGCAGTTGTGGTCAGAGGAGAACCCAGATGCGTTCGCGGGTGTGCATAATCCGTTGGGCGTCCAGTTGATCTTCGATGAGGCCAGCGGCATACCCAAGCCGATCTGGACGGTGGCCGAGGGGTTCTTTACGGAGCCGGTGCTCAACAGGTACTGGAACGTCTACAGCAACCCAAGGCGGAACAGTGGGGCGTTCTTCGACACGTTCGCGGACGCGCCCAACGCCGAGGCTGATGCGCCATCCCTCTGGCGGCGGCGCGTGATTGATGCGCGGACGGTGGAGGGGACTGACCCGAAGATTTACGCGGACATCATCAGCCAGCACGGCATCGACAGTGATGAGGCCAGGGTCGAGGTGCTGGGGCTGTTCCCCAACCAGGGCGAGAACCAGTTCATGAGCAACACCTTGGTCAGGGAGGCGCAGGCGCGAGAGGTGCAGCCTGACATGCATGCGCCTTTGGTGATGGGTGTGGACATCGCGCGGCAGGGTAAGGACTCAACGGTCATCCGGTGGCGGCATGGCCGCGACGCTCGTTCGATGCCGCCGACCAAGCTGACCGGCAAGGACAACATGTTCGTCGCCAACGAGGTAGCGCGCCTGATTCAGTTGTATGGACCGGACGCTGTGAACATTGATGCGGGCAACGGCACGGGCGTGATCGACCGTCTGCGCGAGATGGGCTACAAGGTCAACGAGATATGGTTCGGGAGCAAGGCGAGCAACTCCAACCTCTGGGCGGACAAGCGCACGGAGATGTATGCAGACGCACGCACCTGGCTGGAGGGCGGCTGCATAGACGATAGCCATGAACTCTTTCGCGATCTCACGACGCCTGAGATTAACTTTGCCACCCGCAACTCCGACGCTAAGCGCCTGGAGTCAAAGGTGGACATGCGTAGCCGTGGGCTGCCCAGTCCTGATAATGGTGACGCGTTCGTGCTGACGTTCGCGACCAACGTGGCCAGGCGGGATGCCAGAGCGAGTTTGTACTCGCGGAGGAACGTAAAGGCCAAAGGGGTGGACTATCCACTCTTCGGGTGATATGCAGGAGCAGTCACACAACTAGCGAGGTCCTAACTATGGGCATGTTCTCTTCCCCGAAGCTACCGCCCGTGCCAGAAGGCCCGGACTACGAGAAGATTGACGCCGAAGCATCCGAGGAGCGACGGCGTCGCCTAACCGCCGGCGGCGGTCGCGCAAGCAACATCTTTGCTGCTGAGGGCTATGGCACTGGGTCGGCGTCCAAGCTCCTGGGGGGTTGAGCAGATGGGTGCGTTTTTATATGGCGGCGGGAAAGTGTTCTCTAAGGCTGTCAGCACTATGATTGGGACCAAGGAGTCCAAGTCGGCGCACGAACGAACGGCGGCAACACTAGACTCACGTTGGAGCGACTATAAAGACCGCCAACAAGCTAAAGCAGGTAAGCGCACCGCCTCTCAGTCGTTGGCTGCGCCAGCGGGCGACAACGCACAACCCAAGTCGCTAGGCGAACCAGCGTCGGTCTACCGTGGGGGCTTTAGCGACTCAGATGGGGGCGATGGCCTTGGGTCAACGCCTAGCGGCAAGCGCAAGCGCGCATCACAGATGTTAGGCGGATAGGATATGAACGAGTACAAAGGCACGACGCAGGACGGCTTGGCTGAGAGTATCATCAAGCGGTTCGAAGACGCTGAGAGCAAGCGGGCCAACTGGGTGTCCCATTGGGAAGATATTGCCCGGATCATCCTGCCGGCCTATGTGGACTCGTTCACGAACAGAGGTACGATGAGCCGCTCGAAGGGTGATAAGCGCACCGACGAGATGGTGGACGCGACGGGTGCCTTGGCCTTGCCGAAGTTCGCGGCTGTGCGTGAGAGCATGCTGACGCCGCGCAACACCAAGTGGCACCGGCTGCAAGCCCTTGATCCGAACATGCGGCGCAACCGGAACGCCAAGCTGTGGTTCGAGGAGGTGAATGAGATCCTCTTCCGCTACCGCTACCAGCCGAAGGCTAACTTCGCTGGCCAGAACTACGAGGTGGGCATGAGCCTTGGTGCCTTCGGCACGGGCGTCATGTTCATTGATCCGCTCGACCGGCGTTACGGGCAGGGCCTGCGCTACAAGGCCGTCCACCTGGCAGAGGTCTTCTTCATGGAGAACCACCAGGGCATCATCGACACGGCCATCCGGCGGTTCGAGTTAACGGCGCGGCAGGCGGCGCAGCGGTTCGGGGAGGAGATGCTACCCGAAGACATTCAGAAGGCGATGACGAACGAGAAGGACCGGGACAAGCCGTTCTCGTTCCTGCATTGCGTGAAGCCCCGCGAAGAGGAGGACGGCTACGACGAGGAGCAGGTGACCCAGAACGGCATGCTCTACGTGTCGTACTACGTCTCCGAGACGGGCAAGAAGGTCGTCCGCGAGGGCGGCTACAACACGTTCCCTTACGCCATTGATCGTTACGTCCAGGCACCGGGCGAGACCTATGGTCGGTCTCCAGCCATGATGGCGCTGCCGTCGCTGAAGACGCTGAACGAGCAGAAGAAGAGTGTGCTGAAGCAGGGTCACCGGGCGACTGACCCGGTCTTGCTGGCGCACGACGACGGCATCATCGACGGGTTCAACCTGACGCCTGGGTCGGTTAACTTCGGCGGTGTGTCCGCGGAGGGTCGTCCTCTGGTGCATACGCTGCCGACCGGCAACATCGCGGTGGGTGATCGCATGATGGAGATGGAGAGGTTGGTCATCAACGACGCCTTCCTCATCACTCTGTTCCAGATCCTGGTGGAGACGCCGGCCATGACCGCGACCGAGGTGCTGGAGCGCTCCCGTGAGAAGGGCGCGCTGCTGTCGCCAACGATGGGGCGCAGTCAGACTGAGTACCTGGGACCAATGATCGAGCGTGAGTTGGACGTGCTCTCTCAGCAGGGCCTCCTCCCGGAGATGCCGCAGGTCTTGCTGGAGTCGATGGCTGAGTACGAGGCTGTCTACGATAGTCCGCTGTCACGCGCGCAGCGTGCAGAGGAGGCGACTGGCCTGATGCGGCTGGTAGATTGGACGACGCAGAGCATCCAGATCACGGGCGATCCGTCCGCGCTGGACTGGATCGACTGGGACGCGGCCATGCCTGACCTCGCTGACATCTCGGCTGTCCCTAACAGGTGGATGCGTGGTGGCGAGGCTGTCATGGCGATCCGCGAGCAACGAGCACAGCAGGCGCAGCAGCAGCAGATGCTCGAAGCAGCACCGGCAGCCGCTGGTGTGATGAAGGCGATGGGTGGGGCAGGGTAACTGGTAGAGACCGTCGCGAAACCAAGAGGAGGACGGCACGATGGTAGAAGGTAAATTCCTAGGGGAACAGGAGCACGACGAGTCTAAGATGATCTGGGCTTTTTGCGCCTCCATTGCGAGCGGAGTCGGCAACAAACTCTTTTACGGAAGAGTCGAAGGTCGAATGCGCGCGGACGGATACGCGAACATGGTACGCATTATCGACAAGGAATATCCCGACCAACGATGGACGGTTACCGCACTCGATTTCGGTCCTGATTATCCTCGATGATCACACCGCGCACACTTGTAGACCACGCCCGCGGGTTCCTGCGAAGCAGGCGCAACGCCTACCGGCGACTGTTTGATCTTGAAAGCCAGGACGCACAGATCGTCCTGGCTGACTTGGCCAGGTTCTGTCGCGCAAATCAGACGACGGTGACGCCTGATGACCGCGCGAGCCTGGTGCTAGAGGGCCGTCGGGAGGTCTGGCTGCGGTTGCAGCAGCACCTCCAGATGGATGAAGAGAGCCTATGGCGACTGGTAGACGGTCGTCCCACAGACACGACAGGATAACATTATGGTTGACGAAGTAGCCGCCCCTGATGCAGGGTCTACAGGTGCTGACGCGGGAGCAGCGGGAGCCACTGGTTCCCCGTCTGTGTCCTCCACCGCAGAGTCTCTCGCTGCTGTTGAAACCCCCGCGTCAGCCGCTCCAACACAAGCCGCAGCGCCTGCCTCCCCCTGGGACGCGATCAGTGACGCCAACGTCAAGTCGTGGGTAGCCGCGAAGGGCTTCCCGGACGTGGACAAGTTGGCGACGAGCGCCTTCCACCTGGAGAAGTTGACGGGCGACCTGGATAGCGTCATGCGCCTTCCGAAGGAGCAGACGCCTGAGAACATGCGCCCCATCTGGGAGCGCCTGGGCGCTGGAAAGACCACAGAAGACTACAAGTTCCCCGTGCCTGAAGGTGGCGACGACAGCTTCGCCAAGGAGGCGGCGTCGTGGATGCTTGAGGCCGGTGTTCCTGTGTCAATGGCCAACCAACTGGCCGAGAAGTGGAACGCCTACGCCGGCAACCTGATGGAGCAGCAGGCCGCAGGCAGTGCCGAGCGTGACGCGGCCCAGTTGGCTGAGATCAAGGGGGAGTGGGGCAAGAACTGGGAGGCCAACGCGGCCATCGTGGATCGCACTGCTGACACATTCGGCATGACCGAGACGCAGTTGCAGGGCCTGAAGCAGGCGCTAGGACCGGGCGAGGCGCTGCGGTTCGTGCTCAACATCGGCAGCAAGATGGGTGTGGACGATCAATTCGTCTCCAGCAACGGCGTCTCTCGCCAGTTCAGCGCGGGCGGCTCACCAGAGGCGGCGCTGGGTAAGATCCAGGAGTTGATGCGCGACAAGTCGTTCGCTGCCCGATACAACCAGGGTGATGCGTCTGCGCGTGAGCAGATGACACGTCTGCATCGCGCTGCTTACCCAGAGGCTTGACATCTGTGGCTAGGTATGGAACAGATAACAGCACCATCCGCCTTGAATGCGTCAGGCTGGTACACCGACACGATCTTGAACCCCAACGGGTGATTGATCGTGCGGACGCCTTGGCCACGTACATCATAGGCGACAGAGCCGGGAACACGTCGCAAGATGTGCCGGGAGACACCGTGAGAGTACGGACGCGACGCTCGCGTAAAAGCGCAGAAGTAAGCCCTGCCTAGCAGGTAAGCCCTTCGAAGAACCCGTAAACCGGATTTTGGAGGGACTTTAAATGTCCATCAATGTCATCCCGACATTCCAGGTGCAACAGTACAGCACCAATGTTCAGCTTCTGCTCCAGCAGCAGGGCAGCAAGCTATCCCCTTACGTTATGATGGGTAACCACTATGGCAAGCAGGCCAGTCCTGTTGACCAGATCGGTAAGATCGAGGCACAGAAAGTTGTGTCCCGCTTCGCCGCGATGGGCCGTGTGGATGCTCCGACGAATCGTCGGTGGGTCTTCCCGACCGACTATGATTTGCCGCAGTTGATCGACACCTTCGACAAACTGCGCCTCATTACTGATCCAGAGAGCCAGTACGTTACCAATGCTGTCTACGCAATGGGTCGTGCTCGCGACACTGAGATCATTGAGGCGTTCCAGGGCTCGGCCAAGACCGGTGAGTCTGGTGGCACGTCCACGGCCTTCACGTCCGGCAACGAGATCGACGTTGATGTTGGCGGCACCAACTCTCGCCTGAACGTGGCCAAACTGCATGCGGTCCGTGAACTGGCGATGTCCAAGCACATCGACTTGGACATGGACCCGTTGTATTGCGGCCTCACCGCCAAGGATGACAGCGCTCTCCTGAAAGAGATCGAGGTCATCTCGTCCGACTACAAGAGCGGCGACGCTCCTGTGTTGGAGAACGGCAAACTCACCCGCTTCCTGGGCATTAACTTCGTCCACTGCGAGTTGATCGAGACGGTTGCCGCTGGCACCAACGAGGTCAACGTGCCGGTCTGGACGAAGAGTGGCATGCACATGGGTGTGTTTGGTGAACTCACCACTTCGGTGACGACCCGTAACGACCTCCAGGGTGAACCCTGGCAGTTGTACGTCATGCAGTGCGTCGGCGCGACTCGCCTGGATGAAGAGAAAGTCTTCAACATCGAATCCTACCGGGCATAACGGGTAGAGAAGGAATAGAGAAATGGCTGTACAGCATCTCGACTCGGTAAGCATTACCGACATGGTTGCTACCCCGCGCGTACCCGTCGATGGGCGCGTTCAGGGCGGCACCATGAAAATCGCTTGTGGCACGGTTACACCCGCCGCAGACGACACCGCCAACAGCACCTATCGGTTCTGCCGCATTCCATCGAACGCGGTCGTTCACCAGGTGCTGCTCAGTTGCGCCGTCGCGTCAACGGCAGGCGCAATCAACATTGGCATCTGGCAGACTGACGGCAACGGCGACACTGTCGTTGATGCCGATCTGTTTGCTTCAGCCAAGGCGCTGATCACCACTGCAAACACCAATACCGACGTGACCTTTGAGTCGGGCGTCTACACCTACGCCTTCGCTGACGGCCCTCTGTGGGAGGCTTTGGCCCTCACCGAGGACCCTCAGCGTGACTACGACGTGGTTGCAGAGGTCTCGACCACCTTCAACGGTGGCCCGACCAGCATTCACCTCAAGGTTGTTTACTCGGTGTAACTGATCGGGCGGGGCTTCGGCCTCGCCCTTTCAACAAGGAGGTTCAGCATGGCTGACCATTTCTACGGCGTCACCGCTCCGGGCGTAAGCGGAAACCCTGACGATGTCACATTTGGCACGTCCACCGGCTCGACCGTCATTGAATTGCGCGTCACCGATGCCACCACCGGTATCACGGGCGACAAGACCGCCATCCTGCGCGGTCTCAAGGCGATTGAGAACTACATCAAACAAGCCGATCACCCGGTATAGGGAGCCCGACAAATGGCTGAATCTGCTCTCGACACTGCCACACAAGTTGGCATGCAGGTATGGCTCTACGAGTGGCTGGCTGTCGCCAATGGCGACACTGGCGCTCCGGTAGAGACCTTCAATCTTGTCGATATGACGGTGACT